CGTTGCGCGGGGCTGCGAGTGCTGAGCGCGGGGAGGCGTGATGGTTGATGTTTTGGCGGTGATGCGTGAGGAGGGCATTACGCTTGATGATCTTTCGGTGGCGAGTGGTTTTTCGGCGTATTCGTGTCGGAAGTATGTTTATGGTGAGCGTGAGATTCGGTCGAAGGCGGAGCGCGAGTTAGTGGCGAGGCATGGGTCGCGTGCGAATGCGATTATTCGGGCGATGCATGAGAAGCGTGCTGAGTGGATTCGTTCGCATCCTGTCGCTCCGTGTGGGAAGAAGCGCCTGGCATTGAAGAGTGTGGTAGAGAAGCGTCAGCCAGTTTTGCAGGAATCGTGGAAGCCGATGCCTCGAGCCGCTGATGCGGATTGGGATGGCGAGCTGTATACGATCGAAGAGTGGCGGCGACTCTTTGGAGAGCCTGGCTCGTCGCAGGGCGCTAATGGTCGCGTGGAAGGATTCTTCCCGACGGAGCCGTGTTTCTTAGGCGAGTAGTTTGTTTTGTGCGATTAGGATCGCGCGATCGTAACAAGCCCTAGTCGAGCCAGATGATGTATTCGGCGGTGACTCGTCCCGCTTCGGGGTCGATGAAGTGGAGGCGCTGCGAGGGTCGTCCCTTTGCGGCGACGAACTCGCGCGCATACTCGCTGCCGCTCTCCGTTGATCCCGTCATGAAGACGCGACCACCATTCGGCAACTGAAACTGACTGACATGGTGATAATGCCCGAGGTAGACATCATCAAAGGATTCGGTGACGCCGCTACTCCACGCGGTGCTCTTCCGAATGATGCCGAACGCGGGAGTGTTGCCGCCGAAGCTCTTGATCTGATCACCATGCACGAGCATCGCGCGATACTCGCCAGCCTCGACGATCTCGTACCAGGACGAAGGCTCGTGCCACTCGAGCCGATCCTGCGAGAGCCGATCACGGACGATGCGACACAGGATCCGATCCCAATTGTCGGGAACGCCATCACTCTTTTTGCCGATCCTGCCGTGATTGCCAGCGACCTCGTAGACGCGCACGATCTTGAACTCTGCGAGCAGAGCTAGGAGCACTTCCTCAATCAGGTTCGCCGCCTCAAAGACCATCCCAAACAGCGTCGAATCCACCTCGAACGGCTGACCCGGGAACGTCTGGATGTTCTCGATCATGTCGCCACCAAGCATCACGATGATCTCATCAACAGGATGCGCGGCGCGCTGAATACCGGCCAGGCGAATCGTCTTCTGCACGACGCGATGGACACGCTCGCGACACACATCCGTGTCGTACGAGCTCGTGTGCTTCCCTAGCTGCCAATCCGTGAGGTGGAGGAGGGCGATCTCGGCTCGCTTTCCTCCTTGTTTCCGCTTCGGCGGAAACGGTACGCTTTTTGCAGGCCCCGCGATCAGCGCAGCATCACGCGCAGCCGCCTCAACCGCCGCTACGAGGTCTGCACTCTTCGCCTTCGCATCCGCGAGCTGGCGCTGCAATCGGCGGAGCGTCTTCTCAAGGTCGGCATTCTTGTGTTCCGTTTCGATGTCGTCGCGGAGACTCATATGCACATCTTCCGATGCCGACGAATCTGCTTACCCTCAACATGGATCGGGTATCCTCGAGCGTTCAATACGCGCGCGATACTTGTCGCGGTGTATGTCGCGTCGGCGAGGCACGAGACGAGCTCTGCCGAATCCTCTCTGCTCATGTCGCGAATACAAAAACACACCATGCAATCATGCCGCGGCTTCGTATTCTCACTCGTGATCTCATCCAACAGACTCATACGCTCCTCCAGGCTCGCTCGTCATAGCGTACGCCACGCGAGCAGAAACTCCTACGTGATACGGATCAGGATCTGCGGCGGCTTCGCATTCCGATTGCGACGCCAGAGGCCGGAGCCGTCACTCTGCGAGCCGTAGTCTCCTGTGCTGGCGTTGCCTTCGATCGCGACGCACGCGCCCGTTACAAGATTCGGACGCGACACGAGCAAGCCAATATGATCCTGCTGCTTATCATCATCGAACTGATACGTGATCGCATCACCCGTCCGGCTCGAGCGCCACGAGACAATACTCATGCCATACCGTTTCTGTTCGGCAGCAGCTACCCAATCAGGCACGAAGGCCTCATTCATGCCCTTGCAGAACGCCGCCCAACTCTTCCAACCAGCACACCGATACGCCCACGAAGTAGTCGCGGCGCACCACGGCCACGCGCCAGGCGAGAGTTGCGATCCGAGCTTCTGAATCTCCTCAACATACGGGCCACGATTATTGCCGAATGTTTCGAGCGGCCCCTCGACGATTCGCATACACCAGACAGCGCGCTCCTGCAACGATCCCGGAAGATCCTTGCCAATGACGAGAAGCGTCTTCGGCGTGAGATCGCCGGTCTGCTTTATGCGGTTCTTCTTCTGCACACGCTTGCACAGCTCGCGCGCCGCAGAGCCATACGTGTCGGAGAGGTTGAAGCCTTTCGGGATCTGGATGCCGGCACGCTTCGCATAATCACGAAGCGCGAGTTTGGCTGCCTGACGATGCGTCACGAGCGGCGAGGATCAGACACGAGGTAACCAGCAACGGCGACAATGATCGTGATGATGGCGCCCTGGACGACTTCGGGAATCTCAACCCCAGCCATACCAGCACCCCACACGATGATCGTGACGAGCGCCGCAGCAATAGCAGCGGCCGTCACTTTGGGACTAATGTTCGACATGCTTTCCTCCTCTAGATGAGTTGCGAGACGACTGCCGTCACGGCACCCGTCACGGCACTAATGGTAGCGATAATCGCCACCAGTTGTCCCTTCGTCATATCCGACCCGCGACGCATCGCCTCACGCTCCTCCAGCTTCAAGAGTCGCGCCTCGATCCTGTCAAGGGATCGGAAGATACGATCGATCTCAGCGTCAGACATGACAGACTATGCGATTCCCTTTACAACTAGACTACGTTGCGTTGCAGTCATTGTTCCGCCACCTGTTTTGTAATTGAGCGTGAACGTATTTGTGCCACCAGTAAGACCAGTCAATACGAAAGTTCTTGAAGAAGGATTGTTGTATCCTGCTGCTGGATCTCCAACAATTACAGAAGCACTCTGAGCGTCTGCCGCAGCCAAAGTCGTTGCGCCACTAACAGCAATGCTAATGAAGTTGTTTGCAAGCGTAGTCTGATAACTGATCATCGACAATGATACGAGAGCTTGAGTTCCAGTAACGATGGTAACTGAAGGATTCGTTCCTCCGCCTGTCAATGTTGGTGTATATGGTGCTGAAGACGTAGTTCCTGCCGTATTCGTCGTTGCACCAATTTCAGTAACACATACCCAAACTGAACCATTGTAAATTGTTTCAATTCCACTCGGAACTGAAGCATAAGTATCTCCAGTAACAGCTGGAATGGTAGGCGCTGTCAAATAAGCCCGTTGTCCCTCGACAGGCGATGTGATCACGGCATCACGAGCTGCTTCGGTGGTAAAGACCGGATTGCCCATTAGCATGTTGTCGCGGACGTTACTGTTCCAGAATGCTGCGGTGAGTACGTCGCCGGCGACTGCGGTTCCTGGTGTGGTCCAAGGCATGAGCGTATTCTACCGTTTCTGTTAGAGGCCGAAGGGAGAGCCGATGACGGTGCCACCAGCGAAGAGGCTGACGGGGTTGGCTGTTGGGTCGGATGACGAGCCGAATACGAAGGCGACCGTATCCGTAGACGCTAGTGTGAACTCGACCGTATGCTGCTTTGGTCGGATCTGATGACGGATGCCGATGATCTGGACAGCGCGAGATACGCGCGTGCCGACATTGCTCGGCTGGAATTGGATCGTCACGATGTCGGCGAGCTCGAGCGCGAGCAGCGACGTTTGCTGAGCGTTGGAGAGGGCGGCGAGTTCGACGGCGATCGTGTTGAATCGCAAGTCTGGTTCGCCATACTTCTTCGCAAAATACCCGGCAAGCGCAAGCGCGTCCGCGGTGCCCTGCGAGCCGAGCGGGAGTAGGAGTCCATTGATCTCGAGGCTCTGAACGCCATACGTCGTCTGACTCGTAGAGTTCGATGCGAGCTGTGTTTCTAGACCGATTGGCGTAATGCCAATACGGTTATAGAGGAGTTCTGTGCCGTACGAGATCTCAATATCCGTGTAGGGGATGGCGGTGCCAGCGTCGGAGAATACGACCGTGCCAGGAGCGAGTGCTCCCGCGTTTCGATCCTTGAACTCGACCTTATTCGCCTTTGTCATAAATAGGAGTCCAGGCTCGGACGCGGCGACGAGCTGGAGATACTCGAGTACCTCGCGGCCCTGCTCTACCACATCCGCCTGGAGCGTCTGCACGCCCGTGTCAATCGATCGGTCTGCCGCTGGCCAGCCAACCTCAGAACGATCAAGGACGGCGCCAATACGCGCGCCCGTTGTCTGAGCCGTCGCCGTATGCGCGTTGAGTTGCTGCCCACCAAACAGGATAAAACCATCGACACACGCAGCCGAAGCCGTCGCCTCACCCTCCACCGCATAATCAAGCGACCAATCCTCAACGAGTCCCGTGAACTGCACCGCAGTCGATCCACTCACGATGGTGCTTACTTTCATGTTCTTCCGCGGCTTGATATTCGGATAGAACGGCGACGATGTGTAGAACGGATCGAAGGCGCGCGTCTGATTCGTAAACGCCAGATTCGCGCTACCCGTCGTAAACCTGTCAAGCTCGCGAGACAATCCGCGACTGATCGTCACGCTCGTCGTATACGACGTAACATCATAGAACGCGGTTCCGCTTCCGCCGATCTGAACCAGAACATCAGGGGCCGGCACGAGGCTAGCCCTTACGAAGCGTCGTCACGCGATTGAAATCCGTCTTCGTACTACCCGAAGAAGTCTGACCCGCCACATTCTGCGTCACCGACAATAGCGGCGCTGAGAAGGCTTGACCATTGCGCTTCTCAAAACGCTTGATGCTCTCCACAATCGTCCTGCCAAGCTCGTCAGGATCAGTACCAAGCCCAGCATTCACCGTCAGGTTATACACCGTCGTCGAGCCACCACTCCCACCACCAACAGCGTCACGAAGCATATTCATCGCACTCGTCGAATTCAACGGAATAACAGCCTCAGCACCAGCCTCACCAGCCGTAAACACCTGCTTCTTCAGAATGCCACCCATCGCCAAGCCATACGCCGAGCGAACAGGCTTCTTATTGGCATTATCCCAATCGCTCATAATGTTGCGAATCTGAGCCGCCTCAGCAGCCGTAATCGTCGAACCACCCTCACTCGAGGCACGCTTACGAAAATCCTGAGCAGTCTTCAATCGATCCGCTCGTCGCTTCTGCCAATCAGCGACAGCCTCGTCATACCGGCGCTGATTCTCAGCCTTCAACGCAGACGACACGCCAGGCTGCTCAGGAGCGATCGGCTGTCCCTGACCAGCAACCTTCGCAATATCCGCCACGAGCGCAAGCACGCCCTGCAACTCGCGCTCAAACGCACCAGAGAAAGCAATACCAAGTTCGGAACCAAAGTCAGAACCAATATACGACTTGAGCTGATTGGAGAAGTCAGCCGCGCTAATCAGGCCACGATTGAACTGCTCAATGAGATTGTCAATCGATTTCTTGTCAGTCTCTTCCGCATCTGCAAGCGCGCGCTCACGCAGCGTCATCTGACGATCAAGCAAACTGATCAAGGTCGAGCTGCGCGCTCGTCTTATCCTCAGCACTCGCAAGTTCTGCTCGAGCCGCCGCCTCAGCGATCTTGAAACGCTCATCCTCAATACGCCTCTGCTCCGCAGTCGCCTCAGCACCCGTCGGCCCACCAGCAACACGAAGCAACGCAGCACGCTTCTGCGACATAAACGAAAGCAGATTCGACCCGAACGACTGAAGCTGACGACGCGCATCCTGGATAGCAGCCCTGACAGTCTCCGTAATGATGTTGCTCTTCCGAACCTCACCAGCTTTCGGCTTACGCATAACCGATTCGGCGAGTTTGCCGCCCAACTTCTTCACCTCAGAAGAACCGGTGAACATATCAACCGCGCTCGAAAGAGCATCAGCGATAGCCTGGAAGAATGCTTTAGTCGAATTGTTGATCTCTTCAACAAATCCCTGCAACAGTCCAGCAGCGAGCGTGCCACCACTAATCCGCATCGTGAACTGCCACGCGCTAATGATGCGATCAAACAATCCGCTCAGAGACGCAGTAGCCTCCTTCGATCCTGTACTACTGAACGCGCCAAGCAATGCGCGAACAGAGTTCCTACCAGCCTGCACCGCGTCACGCTCAATACCATTGAAGAAAGCATCAAACTGCTGACGACCACTCGGAGTGAGCACGACACGCGCCGGCAACTCAACACGACCCTGCTGATCCCACCACGTATACAAACTCCGAATGCCCGACCAGGCGACATTCCCAATCGTTCCCACAATCAACTTGATTCGCGCCTCAAGCGTCGGCTTCTCACGCAACTGATTCAGAAAACCAGAAACCTTCGATCCAGCATTCGCCAAAGCCATAACAAGAGGCGTACCGATCGTCTCGCGGAGATTCTCGACAGCCTCATTGAAACGCTGGAACGATCCCGTAGCACTCGTCCCGAATGCTTCTGCCTGTCCCTGGACGCGCTTAGAAACAATCGCAAGCGCCTCTTGCTTCGTCGTGTTCTCATCTACCGTGATGCCGAACTGCTTGAACAGGCGGGTATTGCCATTCATCGCGCGCCCAACGCTCATCGCATTCTTCTCAAGATCAGCAAAACCCGTATTCGCCGACAAATCCAGCGCGAGATTCAGACCATCCATCGCCTTCGTCGAATCACCCGTAAGGCGAAGGATCGTCGTGAACGCTCGAGACGCAGCCTCATCATCCACACCAAGCGTCGTCGCAAGCTGCGTGAACTGATTCTGAAGCCGATTGACATCATCACTCATGCCAAGCGACTTGAGCTGACCACGAAGCGCCTGTGTGCTCTTCTCAGCCTCAGCAGCCGCCTTCACACTCTTATACAGCTCGGCAGTAACACCAGCAGCAATAGCAACCGATGCGATTCTTCCAAACTTGGAAAGGCTACTACCAGCACCCTTCAAGCCGCGGCTAAGGCCACTAAAATCACCGACGATAGGGACAACGACAGCCATACGTCTAGTCTACCGGCTTCTGCTTAGAGTCCCGTGGCTCGTGTCCGAGCGCGCGTGTACCGAGAACCAGAATAACGCGATCGTAGTTGAGCATTGATCGTACGTTCCATGCTCTCCTTCGCCATAAGAATCGTCTTCCGAATATCCGGCTCATACTTCTCAACCGTCGGCCAGATAAAACGCGACGGCTTACCATGCTTCGCCGTCATGTTCCGCGTGAAATTCGAGTTACTCGCCTTGCCACCCATATCAAGCGCATCCACAGCTGCCGCACTTGAGCGAATCCTAATGAACAAAACACGCTCACCCGTGCCACGCATCCGCTTATTCTGGATGCTTACATTCGTCTTACGGCGAACATCACTCGCACGATACGCCGGCAATCGCTTCGATCCCGTCCGCTCAATCACTCCTGGAGCAGCGCCCTGCTTTGGCGGATTCCATCGCGTTAGCGCAACCTCTGGAAACGACGAGCGAATCGCATTGACAATCGGACGCGCATCCGTCTTGAACTTCTTACGCGCCTCCTTAGCGTGCTCAGGCGCAATATCTTGAAGGATCTGCATAACCTGACCAATACCCTCAACACGATACGGCTGCGCCATCACACTATCCTTGCGAGTGAACCGCTCGCCACCTGATGTAGCCGAGCATTGTCCAAAGCATACGCTCCGACTCGAGCAAGAGTTGGCTCGGAGCGATTCCTGTTTCGACGGCGAGGCTCGCTATGAGCCAATGAGAGGAGTGCTCTCCGAGTGCTCTAAAGGGCCAGACTCGGAGCCTTCAATATCCTCCAGCGTCGCAACCCACTCCATGAAGTCAAGGCTCGTCTTACCCTGGCGCTGAACACTATGCCACGCGAGCCAAACGAAGTCGCGAGCGAAGATCGTATCGCCACCGAGCTCAGTCGAGGGGCGCTGGTACTTCTCTTCCCATGCGATTACGTCCACGAGCTCGGCGGTCACCATCTCCGTGGCGCCGCCCTTCGGCTTGATCTTGAACTGAACTTCCATCTCATTCCCTCCAACTAGCGCCTAACGGCGCGATGAGTTTAGGCGGTCGCCTTCGTCACGGTACCCGACACGGGCCACGTGATCGAAGCGGTCGCGAGCTCGCCAACCGCGCCATTGACGGGAGTCCACTCGGTGACGAGCGGCGTCATCGTATACGACGGGTTCGCGGTACCAACGGCGGTGCCGTTCGGCTTGACGACCAGCGAAGTGGTCGAACCGATCAGCGGATAGACGAGGCCCTCGATAGCCGAGTAGTCCTGATGCATGTCCAGCGTCACGCTGTTGTCCTGGAGACCGCCCACCCTAGTGGTGGCACCTGAGCCGAAGGCGGTCGTCTCGACCTCATTCACCGAAATGTTCAGCGTCACCGAAGCGACGTACGAGCTGACATCCGTGCCGCCGAGGGTCACGTTTGCGTTGGTAAGCACAAGCTTTGCCATGTGATTCTAGACCCCCTTCGAGGTGTCGTCGTGTTCCTTAGTCATTCTAGCCGACGATTTCACGGGTTCTACGAGAATCAGACGACCAGACCCAACAAGCCCGTCCAAGAGCGCCGCGCTGCCAATCTCCTCCTCAGAGATCAGCTCGCCACACTTCAACCCATACACCGTAAAACCCTCAGCCACTCGATACTGCTTCGCCATCTCGTCTCCTTATGCGTACACGATCACGCGGAACTCGATCATAAGGTACGTCGTGTCATTACCGTCGATCGTCTGAATGCTACCCGCGGACTCTACGATACTCGTCCGCGCATACCCGCCGAGCGTCGGATCAGACTCGATCGCATACCGAATGCCGCCCTGATCATACGAAAGGTACGTGTCAAGGCGATCCTCTGCGCTGCGCTCCGCAGCACGACCAACGATCACGCTAATACGGTACGTCTGCGTGACGAGTCCATTACTCATTGCGCCGTGATACTCAATCGTTTCCAGGCTCGGAAACGCAAATGGCGCGTTCAGATTGTCCGGCTGCCGATCATACGCTCGCAGGCCCGTGATCGTCCCGAGCGCCGCTGCGAGCGCCGTCTTGATCTCGCCAACGGTCGCGCTCACTTCACGTTCCGCATCTTCCGATACGGCTGAACGAGCTGCTCCACATCAGGATCAAGAAACCGCGAAACGCGCACAGCACCAAAATCACCGAACCCAGCAACGCCGAGCGGCGAGTCGAATCGCTTGAAGATGCGCGTCGCCTGGATGATCGTCGCAGTCTCAATCGCCTTTGGAATCGCCGGCCAACCCCACACAGCCGTCACACGCACGAGCGCCTGCCCCTCACCAAGCAGCACGCTACTAGACGGGAATGTGTAATCACCGACGGCGCGAATGCGATCGTATGCCCACGAGATCCCATCCAGCGTGCCATTCAGCGGCTCGAGCTGGTAATCTGTCGCCGTCCACGTAACGTCCCATGTTCCATCGCCGAGCGTGCTCGTCTCGAGCGTGATCGCAGTACCGCCCATGTCATCCGTCTGCACGTAGAGCGAATCATTCGTAGAGAAGACGCGCGCCGCGGTACCAGCGTTGTAGAAGCTTCGCATGGCGTATCCGTCGATCAGCCGGGACGCGGATTCGACGCTACCCTCGAGTAGCGTGTCGTCCGTTGAGTCGGAGATACGGAGCGCAGCCTTTACCTGTGCGAGCGTGCAATAGCCGTTAGTAATCATCTCTTAGATTCTACCCGCCCGTGGATAGGTTAGAACCGTGAAAGCGGTACGTCCACGTTTCCTCTGGCACACATACAAACCGGGCGCCAGCGTCGAGCGCGCGCAGCCAGAAATCCCAATCCTCAAAGCCGTACGCCGAATCAGCGCGCCACCCGAGCTCCTCGCACAAGCTCGTACGGATGAGCGTCGTGGCAGGGATGTAGTTCTCACGCCGTAGCCTGTCAGGATCAAACGGGCTGTTCGGATTGAAGCCGCGTCCCTGAACACTACAATACGAATACACAATGTCCGCGTCGTCTGAGTGCGCTACGAGCGTTTCTAGGTGATGCGGATTGATCAAGTCATCATCGGCTAATTGTGCAATCCAATCAGCTTCAGAAGCGACACACGCTGGCAGCATCCGATTCAGCATGATCGCCGGCCCGACGCGACGATAATCAATCATCACAAGATGCGTGATCGGAGCGAGTGTCTGCGCCTTCACGCTCTCAATGCACTCAGCACGAAACTCGCTCCGCTCCGGCAAGCTCGTTGTGACGACGGCTACGCGAGCCACGCCCACAATCCCTGCGCCTCACGCTGCGAATCAGCCAGGCGCGCATAACGCTCCCACACCGAATCCGAAAGAAGATCCTCCGAATAGTCGCTCGGCAGCGAAGCATCCTTACTCGTATTCGACCCGAGCAACCGAGCAGGCGCACCCGCAACCTTCGCATACGGCTGAACATCATTCACTACACTCGAGTTCAACCCGACCATCGCGCGCTCACCAATGATCGTCCACGGATGCGTCACCACGCCCTGACCAAACGTCGCCGCATCATCAATCAACGTAAAGCCACCAAGCACGCTATAGCTCCCCATTGTCACCTGTGCGCCGAGCTGCGAGTCGTGTGCGATATGGACTCCAGCCATCAGCAAGCAATCCTCGCCAACAATCGTCGGACGAATAATGCCCTGATGTACCTGAACAAACTCGCGAATACACGCACCATCACGAATCACAACGCCCTCAGCACGATGCGGCAAATCCAATCCACACGGATACGAGCCGCGATGCTGCGCTGGCGCACCAACAACCGCATACGGCCCAATGTAGACACCATCACCGATCGTGAGCGGCCCCGTCAGGATCGCCGTCTCAAACACCTCACAATCAGCGCCAACGATTACCTCGCCATGCGTCTCGTCAATGATCACCGCGCAGCCTCCACAATCTGATTCGCCAACTCCGTCACACGCCGAAACACGACACGATTATCCGTCGCGCCCTTATTCACCACAAGCGCCGTATCACTAAGCCGACGATACACCGCCGAGTTAGGCGCATCATCCTCCACCGAAGCAGCCTCAAGTTCTTTATTGCTCGACACGATCACATCATCGATCTGATCCCACACGGCTGAGCCTCGAGCACCACCAAACGACACGCTCCGCTTAGGCGCGAGCTGATCCGTCCGCGCCTCAAGCAGCGCCGTCTTATTGCCACTCACAAACTTCGCCGACACAACGCATTCCGTAATATCGGCACTATCAATAATCCAATCCGTCTCAGGCTCCCAATTAGCAAGCATCGCCAAATCGTGAACCAACATGTCAAACAGGATCGGAGCATTCGTACGATTACCCGTCGCGTACCGAATCGAATCAAACGTGACGAGCTCGCCAAGCTGTGACTTGAATGTACAGAGCGTCTGCCACGACTGATGCATCAACATCGTGTAATCAACCACAACCTTCCGCTGGTTATAGTCTGCTACGCGAAACAAGCGGACATACTCGTCCATTGTCGTCACGCCAGGCTTCGCCAGCATCACATTCGCATAAGCGTGGAGAGCATCCTGAGCGTGCATGAACATGCTGCCAATTGGCGCCGCGACAACTACGAGCTTCGGATGCGTCGCCTCGAGCGCATTTCGCATTGAATGAAACGCATGTAGATTCGCCGCCTTCGCATCCGCGAGCGCACGCGGATCAGGATCATGCACACCGGCCAAGAAATACGACGGGTGCTGTATCAAGTTTCGAGACATGACACGACCCCAATATCCATACCCGACGAGAAGCGTATCGATCACTTCTCCCACCCATTCCGTACGCGCGTCGTAAGATCCCACTCGGCCATTGTCGGCAATCCGTCCGCCTCCACGTTTGCCCATCGGTATTGCATGTACGCCTGATTCGCTGCGAATGTCCGTGCATTGTGCGCCTGATACTCAGGATTGTGCTGTAGCGTGGACGAGTTATCGTGCCGCACATCCACGCTTGAATACTCAACAGGGATGCCCATGATGCGAGCGCGCTGCTCGTAATCATTATCCTCAAAGTACGCGGGATGGAAGCGTTCGCAGAATAGGCCGACGCGCTGCACGACCTCGCGACCAATCCACGCGCAACACCACGGCGGCGACCCCGCAAGCACGATCCGATCAGGCTGAAGCTCGCGCACATACTCCTCAAACGGATCATTCGCAAACCACGCATCCGAATTCAAGAGCAGCCAGCCAGGCGAATACGGCATCGCCTTTATGCCGAGATTCCACGAACCCGCCACGCTCAACCCGTTCGGCATCCGCCATACATAGACGCGCATCGGATCATCCTCATCAAGCCATGAACGAACCGTAGCCTCGTCAAGCTCGTCCCCATTGTCGATAATGATGAGCGTATCGACACACCAGACGAGGCTCTTGACGCATCGTTCGAGGAGATCATGCTGCCCGAGCACGGGAATGACAACGGTAGCGATCATGGTCGCCAGGTTGCGAGACGCTCGAGCGCGGGGCGCCAATGCTCCGCATACACACGATCCGCGTGATACTCGCGCATACCCTCAACCGCCTTCGCACTCGTCTCGCCCTTACGCGCGTATGCCTCTTTCAGACTCTTCACGATCTGCGACACGTTCGGCGTGAAGAACCACGAATCCTGGAATGCGTTCCACATCGGCTGCCCATCAATGATCCACCCATCCGCCACCAGCTCGGGCTGCGCCGTCCAATTCGACACGATCACGGGCGTACCACACGCCTGTGCCTCAATCACCGGCACACCAAACCCCTCACCAGCCGAAGTCGCCAGCAACACATCAGCACTCGTATACAGCGCCGCTAGTGCCTGCTGCGGAATATTCATGCGGTACAGGTACTGATCAACGAAACGCACCTGCTCCTTCTTGATGCCACACCCAGCAATCAGACGATGCAGATTCACGCCACCGAGCGCCGCCGTCTCATCCGTATGCAGATACAGGATCGCGTCAGGATGCTCACTCGCGAACACGCCAAACGCGAGCAGATTCTCGCCCCACGACTTCCGCGGCGGCGTCCGCCCCTTATTCGCACTATTCATCATCACCACGAACGCATCTGTATCATCGATGCCCATCAGCTCACGGCCCGTCACATCCCGCCCCGTCGCATCCTTGAATGACTCCGTAGGCTTGAATGCTTCCGGCTCGAGCGCGTGCGGAACATAAAGATGGTCTAGCCCGTCAAGCGTCATCATCTCCGAACCGAACTTGCTCATAGCGATCGGCATCACATTCGGACGCATCAGCCACTCCGTCACCTCTGGCGGCGCCGGCTTGTGATCAATCGGACACCACGCAGCAATCTTCGGAATCCGCATCACGCTCGGATTCTTCAACGCCCACACATCAAACAAGGCAACGACCAGACTAGGCAAATCCGAACCACTCGCCCAATGATCAGCGTGCGCCTTCAGAATGTCATCCGAATACTGCGTCACGCCCGTCGGATACAGCTTGACGCCATTCCAATCCGTGGACGATCCAGAGAGTCCGAAGTTGCACGCTACGGCTACTTCGTGACCGTCACGCTTCATGCGGTCGATCACCTGTGCCGTCTGTACGCCATATCCGGTCGCGGCGAATGGCGCGTTGCTATTCCACAAGATGCGTTGTCGCGTCACTCCAGGCACGCTCGGTGCGTGCTTCGCTGCTTGTCTGCGCTGCGCGCGGTTCGCCACTAGGTTCCCTCCAAATAGAAACGGGCCGCCTCATCATAACGATGAGACGGCCCGAATACTAGACGATGCTACGAAGCAGCGCCCACGAAGTACTTGACGTGACTCGTCTGCGGGAGGTTCGAGTCCACGCGCATGGAAGCACGGAACGTGACGAGATCCGCGTTGAACGCGAAGTCGTCGGAGCGGTCGATGCGGATGCCGCCGACCGTGCGGACGAAGAACGACGGCATGTGGCCGCAGATGACGCTCTTCGCGCCCGTACCGGCCGAAGCCATGTGCGGGTTCTCGTAGACCGGACGACCGAGGAGCAGGTCGCGGTTGTTACCGTCCAGCGCGGGGCTGAACACGTAGTTGCCGGCGGTGTCCTTGAGCTTGCGCATGGCACCGATCGAAGCGCCGTTCGCCATGAAGCCGACACCCGGCAGCAGGCGAGCAGCACCATCGAGGCTGTAGTGCAGGTCGATCAGGTTGTCCGCGGTGAAGGCACCGGAGACGCCCGTGCCGCCCGTGACGCCCGAACCAGCGGCCGTGACGATACCGGTCGGCTGCGAGGAACCGCTACCGGTCGTCAGAGCAGACTGAACGTTGAAGCCAAGGCCGTTGCCGATCTGCTCGGCGAGGAACGCCGTGATATCGACGCCGGAATCCTCGATCAGCTCGCGGGAGAGCTGAATGATGAAGCCGTACTTGTAGGCGCCGAGCGTGGTGAACGAGTTGAACGCCGGATCCGACTCGGAGAAGTTAGCGCCCTGAGCGGTGACGGTGCCCGAGGTGCTATATGTTCCCAAGGAGGGGATTTGCAGGTTCTCGCCGCCGGCCGTGTTGAGCACGGTCGGAACGTCGAGCATCGGGCCAACGAGACGCGCCCGAAGAATGACCTGCTCATAAAAGCTCGTAGGCACGGGGCTGCCCGTCGAGGTCGTCAGGATGTCGCGCTTCTGGAAGTCGAACGAGCGGATCTCGCCACGAGCGAGCTTGCGGATCGCCTCAGCGTCCTCGTCCTCGCCAGCCGGAGCCTCGTCCGTGCGGATCTCAGCAGCAACGGCGTCGAGACGCGCGGCGCGCTCCTCGTCAGCCTTCAGCTGCTCGATCACCTGAGCGCGCGTGTCGAGATCGGCGCTGATGCGATCGTACTTCTCCTGCTCCTCAGCGGTCAGGTCGCGGTTCTCGGCGCCTGCCGTATCGAGGATCTGCTTCGCCTCATGCCACGCGGCCTGGCGAAGATCGTGCTGTCGCTTGATGTACTCCGACATGATCTACACCCCTTTCAAGGGTAACGGTTTGTGTACTGCTACCGGCCGCGGCTCCGCGAATCCGAATACGCTCGCGGCTCCGCAAGCGCACTAACAGAATAACGCACCAGAATAAGCGTTTGAGAAATCGCTAGACGCGAGCAAGCAGCATGTCAAGCTGCTTCTGCTTCAGCGCCAGCATCGACGCGACATCATCACGCTCAGAGCGGAGACGCCCAATCGCCGTGTCAAGCACTTCGGCGAGCTCGTCAGAAAGCATCTCGCCCTTCTCCAGCGCATCAATCGCAGCATTCAGCTTGTCCGACTCGAGGCCCGTAGCCTCTACCAGACCGTCAAGGCTACGCACGCTCGCCGTCGTCGCCTGATACGCGGGGAAGCCCGTCACGATCGACACCTCGTGGAGACGCACCTCGCGAAGTTCGCGCGTCTGACCATCCGCACTCCACGAATCACCACCACTCGGCACCGAGAAGCCAAACGACATATCAGCAACATCGCCGCGCTTGATCAGGTAAGCCATGTCGCGACCAGCCGTCGTATCGGGAAGATCAGCCTCAACGCGCAAGCCGTGAGAATCCTCAGACAGGCGAAGCGTACCGGCACGCTTCGACGCGAGAACCTGCGTCGTGTCGTGATTCACGAACATCTTGATCTCATTACGCGAACGCAGCGACCGCGAGAACGCGCCAGGCTGAATCCGCTCAATGAACGGAAGCGGCTGAGAATCAGAATTGAAGACGGCACCATAGCCAACGAAACTCATTCCGCTTCCCGATTCGCCATCACGCAGCTCGAAATCATTGACACAGACGCGACGAGTCTCTACACCATTCTCCATACGAAACAGGTTAGCACTAGGCTCGCTCACCACGTGAGCGCGCACAAGATCCTCATTCCGAATCTCCTCAGCCTTCGCGTCAAACCACGCAATAGCAGCATCAGGATGCACCGGATCAATTCCCCAAAGATAGAACGCGACCGCGCCAGCACCAGGGAACTCCTCAAGCTCGGGATTCGTATTCTGCTCTGCCTCAAGATCAACAATGTGACGAGCAGCCCACGCCGACACGCGCACAACCTTATTCTCGCTAATCTGACCATCAGCCATCAAGCGAGCCTCACGAATCGTCCGCTCGACCAGACCATCACCACCAAGCCCAGTCTCGTAATACTCAACACCACGAGCAGCAGCATCGCGAATGTACTCAGGAAGCGTAAGATCGACAGCGCGCTCCTCAGCACGCTCAATCATCTGCGGAAGCTCCTCAGGATCAACCGCGTCAGGTGCCAGCGTCGTAATACCAAGCCGCGCATACTCGGCACGCACATCAGGATTGTTCTCGATCGCTAGTTCGATATTCCAAACGTCGAGAAGATCCTTCACCATGTCGCTCTTATACGCGACCTCTGGCATTGCCGAATCACGCATGTAGAGATACTCGGGATCAATGTCCACAGCCTCGAGCTGGGCAATCGTCTCCTCGCGGCGGCGCTCGCGACGCGCCGTCACGATCAGCACCTCGCCCTCATACTCATCCACAAAGCGCACGACATTCTCAATCGGCGACCCATCAGCGCGGAATAGCGTGTCGTCAATGTCTACGACGATCGCTGCCGGCCCGTCAAGGTTTCGCTCTCCACCAGGCTCCATATCCTCAGCAAGCGATACGGCGATCATCTGATCAATAGCGTCCTGCTTTGATTCGTGACAACCAATCGTCGTCAGCGATCCATCATCTTCCTCTTTGACGGTAGCCCAGCCCGAGCAGTCGGGCTGCTTGTCTGTAATGAAGTAAGGCACGACTACTTCTGCTTCTGAATGATGACGCTTACATTGTCGGAGCCAGCGGAAACGGCGTAGAGCGAGTCGCCAGGATAGAGCGTGAACGTATGCTCTTCCTTGCCGTCGATATGGAAACCGTTATTGATCGTCACGCTCTCATTACCGACGAACACCTGCTGATTGGAATTGTCATTGTGGATCGTGACGAACTGAGCCATAACATCAGGTCCGGCAACCTGAGTCGCCGCTGTACCTAGCGCATATTGAGCAGTAACAAGGCTCACGCCTCTTCCACCTGATACGCGGAAGCAGGATCAGCAGGATCAATCTGAGCGATGCCCTGTAGCTGAACCGTCGGCACGCCCGTGTGCTGAATCATCGGCAAGCCAAGCGCCTCGAGCACGGCATTCGGATCAAAGCCCGAATTGATCAGGCGCTGCGCAATCGCACTCTTCTTATCAAGTTCAGTCAGATTCGATGCGGCAAGATCAACATTCGCAAGCGGCACGCGATTCACATCGCCACCCTCGACCGGCGGAAGATCCTCATACCGGCGAACATCATTCACGCTGAAGAAACCAGCCTGCAAGCCTGTTGAGAACGCAGCGTACCTGCTCGCTGTATCACCACGCAGCAAGCCATTCACATTGAAAGACAGGAACGCGACACCAGGCAGCAGACGCGAATACGAATCCTCAATCTTCACGATGTACGGGCGAAGCGTATGCGTCACAAACTGAATGCCATTCTGCTCAACGCTCGCATAACTCATTGCGCCAGGCGTCGTCACGCCAATCATCGAAGGCGGACAACGGAATGTGCGCGCAATCTCCTCAACGGCGAATTGGCGCGACTCCAGCATCTGCGCCTCATTCGGCTCAACACTCGTCTTCGTAAACTTCGCACCACCAAACAAAACACCCGGACGATGCGAACGACGAACGCTACGATGCTGCGCCTCAAACGAATCCGCAAGATCCTTCGCCTGCTCACGCGTCAGATTGCCGGGGTATTCGATCAGTCCGCCGACCGTCGAACCCTGTCCGAAGAAGAGCTGTGCGAACGAATCAAGCGCCTTCGACAATCCGAGCGTATCCTTCACAAGATCAATCCTCGAGCGACCACGAAGCTCACCCGGCATACGCAACTCGGTAATGTGAATCATGTCCTCGTACGACACGACCTCGCGCCCATTACCAACGACATACTCTGGCCGGCGCGTCACCTTATTTAGTTGAATCTCAACGCTTCGCGGATTCAAGACAGCCAACCCGGCGACGCCCTGATCATCACGCAGGATGCGCGTAAACGAATTGCCATTGATCAAGAGCGACACCAGCACCTGCTGGAAATGCTCCGTCCGCGAAACGCCAACCTCAGGAAAGTCAAGCCACGCCGGGCGCGGACGATACGGCGTCCGCGTACCATCACGACGAATAAACGAATCGACAGGCAGCGTCGAGATGCTATCCGCAATCAGCCGGACACACGCATAGACAACGCCGAGCTTCAGCGACTCGTCCTGATTCATCGTCACGCCAGCCGGCGTCGTCAAAGCAAGATCATCACCAGCACCCCAAAGACTCTGGAAACTGATCGCGCGCTCCTCAACAGAGTCCTGCGCTGTGTTGAAGATGCGACTAAGCACTAGACCTCTCGGCTGCGATTGCGAACACTAGAAGAAAAACACCAAACGCGATGAGGCCAGCAGGCGCATAGACGAGTCCAGCACCGACGCTAACCAGCAGCGCGCCAATGAGTTCCATTAGCAGTATTGTAGCCGCCCATTTAGACACTAAAGAACCCCGGCACAATAGCCTCCTCGGATTGGATAACCGCACCATACGTCGCCATCACCGAAGCCACAAGAGCATCGATACGCTGGCGTTGTCTCATCTTACTGATCTTCCACCCACGATCGGTCATCTGCGCCGCCGTATGCAAAACGTGACTAGCGAACTCGGCATCATCGCCGGCATGGCGGATCTGATCCTCACCGAGCATCGCGTAGAACGTCTGATACGCATCCGCCATCGTCGCGCTGTTCTGCGGCATCGTCACCATGATCAAACCCTCATTGTCTAGCGTCTGCGCGGAACGCTCAAAGAAACGCGGATCATAAAAGCAACCCGCAAGCTCGTACTCTGCTGCGACCCACCGAATGTGATCCTCGACCTCGGCTAGGTCCACGTTTCGTCCAGGAGAAGGCGTCCATATCTTCGCCTCAAGCACGACCTTCTGATCGTCTGGCCGTTGCCACGCCATCACAAGCGCCGTCGAGTCATGCACGATGCCAACATCGATACCGATACTGATCCTACTTCCCGGCTCAATGATCGCGTCCCGATCGATCGCGTTATTCCACCAATCCGCGGGAATCCACGCATTCGCACCAGCAACCCAAACACATCCGTGAAGCTGGAGTACCTCGCTCGAGGATAGTTCCGGGTTGGCAGCCTGACGCGCAAGGAACTCCTCCGTTACCCACGAAGCAGGATTGGCGAGCTTCATCGAAGGAACATCTGAAGGATCTTTCGTCGGCGCGCTGTAGTTATAGATCAGCGTCGAAGCGTCAGCGTTACGACTGATCGTCAAGCCTGGATGCTTCTCAAGATCACCGATCGCCTCATTCCGATCCAGCATCCTGCCAAGAATCCCCGACTCTCGGTCATTCGCATCGCCAGCCGTAGTGATCGTAAAGACCTGCGTATTCTTGCGAGCAGCACCAGCCGTCGTCAGCTGCGCCCACGCCTTCCGCTGACTCGGCTTCGTCCACGAAGCGAGCTCGTCCGCAATCACGAGCGATGGATTCCAACCAGCAAGATTATCGCCACTATTCGCCATGCGAACAATCTTGCCGCCGCCGTCCGCTCGAGCAATCTCGCCAACATACTCGCGAAGTTGCACCATATCCATCAGCTCGGGATTCTTCCGAATGAACGCCACACACGCATCAAACAAACGACCAGCCTGCTTATCACTCGCCGCCGCAAGCAGAATCTCAGGACTGGTCTGATCATTGAAGAATCGATACAACGCATACGCCGCCAGCATCGAAGTCTTCCCATTCTTCCGCGAGCAAATCATCACAATGCTCGCCCACGCCGGCACCAACCCGTCAGGATCATCCGTCGCCAGCGACTCGCCCATGAACTCGAGCTGCCACGGCTCCAGAATCAGGGGCTTCCCAGCGAACTGATCGATGCTCTGCACCAAATAGTTCTCACACCACCACGCAAAATGCTCAACACGCGAACCAACCGCATACCCTCCCAACGCATCCCCGTGAAGGTACTCACTTTGAAGCCAGACGAATCACAGGCGGCGCCTGGCGATCCTTAGCGGATGCTGAACCCATTGGGCGGCCGATAGTATGACGCTTTTCCAGTGAAGATTGAATCTTCTCTCTAGCAATGGGAGTCAAACCGTATTGCTCGGCAAATCTGAGAAACATC